ATTCTGACTTCGTATGCCTCGGGGGCATGTTGACAATCAGACGCTTTAGTTTCTTATCCCGTATCGCCTTGAACTTCTCGGCGATCTTTTTGTGATGATATCCTGATATGAAATCAGGCCAGACATGTTTCACAAACGGAATGAAGTCTTTTTCCGCATTTTCGAGCTTTTTGATGTGCTCAAGGAGTAGCTGTTCCTGGAGCTCGGCCTCGCTTTGATTAATCATTGCAAATTTTTTATATATTATTTTTTTGGGATAATCAAGGAGTAGGAGTCCCAAAATAGGGTGGTAGAGTTTTGGCCGGTATCGTTCATCTGAAACAGGGACTAAAGAGAAAATAAAAGAAACACAATAAGCAATTTAGGGGTATAGGGGTATAAAAAACACAAAAAAGTTAAATTCCAAAAATAAAACCAGGATCATGCAGCATCAGCTAAGACTGCGAGCCCCGGATCTAGAGCTCGCAGTCCGATCTAAATGGATAGTTTGTCCTGGTACTTGCAGCAGCAGCAGCAGCTACAAGTACCTGGGGATGCTGCTCCAAGTGATTGTCCAGGAGCTGCTCCAAGAATAAACAACAAATAAAAACGGCCCCGTATACGGGGCCGCATGACATATGAGGAGGAAGTAAACTACTATTAGGAGGCAGCAGTATTACTAGGAGGAGGCAAACAAATAACTCCGTTTGAACAAGTTAAACGTTGTCCTGATCCCGTCTGCGCTTGTTGCGCTTGTGCTAGCTTCTTATTAATATGCTCATAATTATAATCCTTTTTATTAAGATATCGATCAATCTTAAATCTTAAGGACCCGGCTTCAGTTTCGTAATTGTCCAGATCCTTGGTAATAGGATAAGCATATTTACTATCCATAAATTGAATAACCTCAACTAAGAGACTATTGGCCGTGCTTCGTCTACTCATACTTTCTCCTTTCTTTCAATCCAACCACCATAACCATCAAATATATAAGTAGACTTGTCGTTGTTTCTAGCTTCAATAAATTTGATGATATCATCATGGAGTTGTTTATATTTATGTTTAATATGAATAGGTAAAAATTCTACATCTTTATTCTTATCTTTATCAAATAACATAATTGAATAAGATTTATGATAACCCATATATTTTCCTTTCTAAGTTATTTCTACCACGGCTAAAAAATAAGATCAATAAATAAATGCCCTGGCATAATGTCCTGATGACTTGTCCAGGAGCTGCTGCGCAAGGAAGGAAACAGGAGCTGCCGGCAACATAATACCAAATAAATAAAACTAAGGTAAATGATCCAAGGCGCAAGCAGGATAAAAAAGTATATTCAAGGGAAGCAATTAAAAAAGAGTATTCAAGGGAAGCAATTAAAAACCCTGCTACACGATGGCAAAAGTAGCAGGGTTAAAAGATTATTGAGCTTTAGCTAATTCTAAAGCAATATCCAAGGCCTTGCCTTTAATAGATGAATTTTCAAGCAGGGCGTGTTTGGTACGTTGTTCATCAGCAGTAGCTCCACCTCGCAAGTGATCCTCGTTAAAGGTCACGCAATTAAAAGCTTTCCAATAATTATCATTCTTGCAAGAAGCCAGATCATTGCCCGTATTCTCAAGCTTTAGGAGCTTTCCTTTCTTTTCGTATCGATCGTGGAAAGCGCCATATGATTTATTGATGTTTCTGCTCGGTTTGAATTCATAGCCTTTATCAAACATTTTACCAATATTAAAAGATTTCTCTTTTAATAATTCTGGTTGATAAACAAGAACTAAATAATTTAATAAATCTTTTTCCTTTAGTTTCTTGCTAGCCAAGAATTCAGTTTGCTCTTTGAACTTACGCATTTGTTCAACAGATATACCCAAGTCTTCTTTAACCTGTTTTTCTATTGAATCGGTAAATTCAATTCGATGACTAATTACACCTTTTATGGCTACGTTTTCACGCAGTGACGCGGAGAAAGTATTATTACAGACTACCCTAGTTCTGGATGATCTGATTTTAACTTGATCTCTGCCCGTATGATAACTGGCAATATAAAAGTATTGCTCTATCTTATCACCGCCCGCCAGTTCAAAGTTTTCATTAGTCTTAGCCATTAGAACTACAATCTTACCATTAAACAGACTTATGGCTGTTTCCATAGTTGCTACACCATTTTTGATGTAGTCGCTAAAAAATTCAGCCATCCGTTTATTTTGTATTGGATGGTATTGATCTGTAAGACCGCTCGCTAATTCTTGCTCGGGCATTTTCACGCCGTCGCAAGTTCTTGTAAATGCCTCGCGAACCAAGCTGAAATATTTTTCGCTTGTGTTTAATTGTCCGTCGGCGCCCGTCCACTGAACGGGTTTTCTTTTAACTAACCAATCAAGGTCAGCTATACGCAGTATTTGATCTGGCGTTAAATTTTCGTCTACTCCAACGCCAAGCCTATGCCAAGGCACTTCATTCGCCCAAGCCATAGTTTCTACTTCGTGTGACATAATATTCTTCTTTCTGCCATCGCAAGTATTTTAATACCATAACCGCCAGAAAATGCAACAATTATTAAGCCAGGAGTATGCCTAAATAATAAAAAAAATCAAAAAACAAGAATAGAAGAAGAACGAATATGAAAAATAAAACCCGCGCGATATGATCCACAATTTTCTCTTTCTCAAGGGAGGTAAAGTAAATGAGCAGGCTAGCCTAGGTTTAAAGCGTTGCTCACCTGCTCTATTCCTATATAGTTGGGAATAATAAGGAAGTCAAGAGCTTATTGGAAAATATCCCAATGAGGAGGAACGGAATTATGATCGCGAATATATTCATCATCGCCATCTTCTGTAATAAAATAATCTATGACCGTGAAATTTGAAAGACTACCTTTGAGCTTGTACCGTGGCCATTTTTGACCGCGCCATTTTACGACAATCAATTCCTTATCATCCCACTTGATTACGACCGACTTGCCAAAATATTCGCCGCCAAGATAATCATCTTCAAGTTCAAGCAACGCTTTCTCACGAGGAAGAACAATGAAATAATCGCCGACGCGACAATATTTAACATATCCCTTTATAATCTCGCCGTCTTTAATGAAAGTCTGACAATGTTGATTGTTGAATCTGCTGATGGTTTTATTCTCTTCCTTGAAGGATTCGTCAATAGATTTTTTCTCTTCCTTGAGGGATTTAAGTGATTCATTGATTTCCTTTTTCTTTTTCTCGAGGGATTCAAGAGCTTTATGAGCTTCGTGGATTTCTTCTTCAGTCTTTAGCTTTTTTTCCACCGCGTCAAAATAAGGATCAGTCATAATATTTCTTTCTATTACTACCTATATCAAAAAATGAAAAGCCGTCAAGATAATTCTCAACGGCTTTTCCCCACGGCCAGATGTTAGGAGTTATATGAAACTTTTTTAAAGAAATCTTTAATTTCTTTTTCAGCTCTTTTTATATCCCAAATTGGATCACCAGAACTTCCAGACCAATTCATTTTCAATGAATCTCTATAACCTTTTAAATGTTCTATCTTTCTAAACTTATCACGAATTTCTTTCGGCAAGTCGCCGTTGTCCGTGTTCGATTTAATTCGAAGATCGCTCATTGTTTTCCTTTCGTTTAATCGTGTCCCAAGATTATAGGAACTTGGGACACGAGTCAAGTTAAATAAAATACAGTATCATCAGTAAAAGTATGACGGCGACAGGAACTGTCAACATCAATCGAGCAATATCATATATTCTTTCGGATAGTGCTGACGAAACCAGTCCAGTCCTTTCCTCACGGTGTCATATTTCTGAATGTATTCCGCACCCTTGATGGTGTCATAAACGGACAAGGCGTCAGCGGTCAAATTACATTTCTCACCGCTGAATGGATTCTCGACTTCACCGCCGTCGGAATATAGTTCGCAATTAAATGGCAGTTTCATAATTTATCCTTTCTGTTTTCCCATTACTATAGGATAACGGAACAATGTCAAGAAAAAAAATCCCCACCGTTTTGCGACGGCGGGGAAACAGTGCGAAGGTATTCATAATAGATGATAAGTTTGTCCTCCATAATCAATTAACCCTTCGGGGAAGAGGGATCAACTTATCTTGAAAACCGATCCTATTATTGACCGATGGGAAAGTTCCCCTGGGGTGACTGTTTATTCCACAGCTTTTAATTTAGCTTTTTTATTGATCTGGTCAATCCTGACATCTTCAGCAAAACTCTCAAAATTCTCACCGCGCTGGTTATCCAACTCGTGAACGACATCTTGAAGAAGATCAGCTTTGGCGAGATCATTTAATCTCTCAAATGAATCAGAAAGCTCAATCGCTTGAACTTCCATACCGTCACGGTCATAATAAACTTTTATATTAAAAGTTTTTGTATATTTTCCAAATCGTACAACATCAGACATATAAAATCCTTTCTTCGTGTAGTGCTTAATCGAAGTCCATTCCTATAGGACAATGGAACAAGTGTCAACATAAATGTCTCCCGCCCTCTTACTGCACCGTGGACAGAAGCGGTCGAACCTTGACCGCATATCAAAATCCTCACGGCATAAATTACACGGTCGCGTTTTTCCCATCGGTTTGTAGAAGTAAATCTTATCCCGTGATTCATAGTGCGTCTTCGGAACATACCCGTCCTTTTTCTTCAATCGGAATATCT